CTATGTCTCTGTCTACTCTGATACAAAGCGCCGAAAGGCGCCTTGCGAGCTTCTCCAAAGACGCACGGCCACCCAACTTACCGATTGGGCGAATGCGCTTTGGAGGAACGCTCTTAAACAGAGCAGACCGTCTGGTTCTTGGCGGTCTTCCCGAATCGTCGACTCTCCGTACTTCACCGCCCGCATAGAGGAAAGAGCGCGTTACCGCGCTCTCCCTATGCACGATGAAAGAGGAGAGGAGTACAAGTTCGCCCTCAGGGTCCGGTTGGAAGCCGGAGCCCATGAGCACGAGATCACGGTGCCTATAAAAGGAACCCTGAGCTCGAGGAACTTGCACGAGACGTTTCGGGAAGTGGCCCGCCTCTCTAAAAGGTCTCTTGGCGGCGAGATCCAAGCCCAAACGAAGCGCGTCGACACCGCTGCAGGCAGCGGCGAGACGGCAACGGACGGACTTGGAAACCGCCAACCCTCGACCCGTGTAACCGAGGCCACCCACGCTTGCCGGGAGGTGCAAACGGGGATCTCGGTGGACCCACGGGAAGAGAGTCCTTACTACCCTCTCAGACCTCCTGAGACCCAACCGATTCACAAAATCGGAGGCCACGGGGGGCTGCCTACTTCCTGGGGGAGGAATAGGCGGAGGGAAGTAAGAAGAGACCTTCCTAACGTTGTTCTCATCTGGGACACCGGCAAAACCGGCAAACTCACAGAAGGTGTAAGCCCTCGAAGAGTAGAAGGTTTTGCTGGCATTGACGGCACCGCCAACGGCCTCCACGGCCAGTGCGTAGTCCAAGGACTGCTCACTGGCCTCCACCGTGGAGAGGCCGACAGCGTCGTCACCATGGGTGGCGGATGCGTTAAACGCATCTGTAGCCCACGAATTAACCCAGGAGAGAACAACGAAAGAGAGAGGCGTGCCCATCGGACTGCCCCTCCTCGAATCCCACGGCTCAAGCCCTGGGTACTCCCATCTGTGAAGAACAGAGGTACCCATGCCCCACCTGGCAAACTCAAGGTCCGAAGACCTGAGCAAACCAGAGGAGACAAGAGCCGTGAGAACAGTATCTATCGTGCGGTGGGTGAGCCCGTCAGTCGCTCTCGACAAGTCGAGAGAGGCGAAGAGCTCATCCTGCCGGATGTAAGACAAAGGTGTGGGCACACTGGAATCGCGGACCACCCAGTGCTTCCGAGGAAGCAACTGCGCGGAGGAGCGAATCCAGGTGCCCTCCACAAACACCAGCGCACTGGGGACACCAAGTGCGCGGTGTTTGAGACCTTGGCTCCTGAGCACAACCATCCGAACCCGTGGTGGTTCACCACCCGAGCGAAGACGGCGAAGCTCAAGAACGCCAAGACACCTGAGTCCTTCATCATCAAGGCCAGCAGAAAGCTCGTCGAGACCATACCACTCGCGGAACCTTCTAAAGCAGAAGGTTCCAAGCGAGTCCTGGCCGAACGAGCCAAACTCTCGTCGGAAGTGCGCCAAGGGGTCACCCCCCAAGCACACCAGACGGATGAGAGCCTCCTGGCCCTGATCACGAAGATACGCATCCAAACCGCCACGCGCGCCAGAGCGTTC